TGTTACTGTTCGTACAGGGGATTCAGGGGATGTTCCCTCTGATTACACGATGTTACGTCGTGGTAAGCGCAAAGATTATTTTACTGGCGCATTGCCTTGGCCTCAGAAGGGTGTTTCTGTTTCATTACCTCTTGGTACTACCGCTCCTATTAAGTACGATGCTTTCCAGATTTCTGGTCAAGGCGGTTTAGGTACTGATAATAAATTTCCAGTCATTGGTAACGATGGAGCTGGTACTCGTATCCTTGCTTATACTGACAGTTATGCTACTGGTCCTTTAGTTGGATTGCCTCAACCCAACTTTAACGCTCTATATGCTGATTTGTCTCAAGCTACTGCTGCAACTATTAATCAGCTTCGTCAATCATTTCAGATTCAGAAATTGCTTGAGCGCGATGCGCGAGGTGGTACACGTTATACAGAATTGTTACGTGCCCATTTTGGTGTAACTCCACAAGACTATCGTTTACAACGTCCAGAGTACATTGGTGGAGGTTCTACTTATGTCAATATTAATCCGATTGCTCAGACTTCTGCAACGTCGGTTACTGGTTCTGCTACTCCGCAAGGTAACCTTGCTGCAATGGGTACTGCATTGGCTCAGGGACATGGCTTTACGTATGCTGCTCAAGAACATGGATACATTATAGGTATGTGTTCTGTACGTGCTGATTTGACATATCAACAGGGTCTCCCTAAGATGTGGTCAAGATCTACACGTTATGATTTTTATTTCCCAGTATTTGCTACTCTTGGTGAACAGGCTGTTTTGAACAAAGAAATTTATGTTCAAGGTACTGCAGCCGATAATGACGTTTTTGGATATCAAGAACGTTGGGCTGAATACCGTTATAAGCCTTCACAGATTACTGGTTTGATGAAGTCTACTTCAGCTGGTACTATTGATGCGTGGCATTATTCACAGAAGTTTACTTCGTTGCCTACGCTTAATTCTACTTTTATTCAAGAAACGCCACCAGTTGAACGAACTACTGCAGTCGGTAGCGCAGCGAACGGTCAGCAGTTTTTAATGGATGCGTTTTTTGATTGTAAGATGGCTCGTCCTATGCCGTTATATAGTGTTCCTGGCCTCATCGATCACTTTTAATGTTTTTATATACCTGGACTGCTCCGTAAGGAGTAGTCAGGAAACAAGCGGAGCGCGTTAGTATGTTTGGTGGATTAGGTGGTCTTGTTTCTAGTGCTTTAAGTGCTGCAAAGCCTGTAATGAGTTTTTTAGGTGATGCTGGTACTGCATATAGTTCTTACAGAAATGCTGAGATGAATCGCGATTTTCAAGAAGAAATGAGCAATACTGCATATCAGCGTACTGTTAAGGATTTAAATGCAGCCGGTCTTTCACCTATGTTAGCTTATTCTAAGGGCGGAGCATCTACACCTTCTGGTAGTGTTGCTGAGCCCGTTAAGTTAGGCGAAACTGGACAACGTACCAGTTCTGCCGATTTGTCTCGTGCCCAAGTTGATGTTGCTAAGTCACAAGAGTTGGTTAATATTCAAACTGCAAAGCAAGTTGCTGCACAAGCAGCCAAAACTGCTCTTGAAGTTGAACAAATGCCAACTCGTTTTTATTATGATTTGGCTAATTTAGGATCACAAATTAACCAATCTACTGCACAAGCTGGTCAGACTAGTGCATTGGAAAATTTAACCCGCCAGGGTAAAGCTCCAGCACCTGATACGAATATTGTTCGTAATATTAAAGATGCTGTATCTTACGGTGGTAAAGGAGTTTCTGATGCCAAGTCTGCCTTGGATAATTTTATTGGTCGTACTTATGAGTCTATGAAGAGAGGTTTTAGAAAATGAGCAAAGCGAATATGCCTTTTGTACGTAATCCGTACAATTATGATAAAGATGAAGCGTCTAACGCTTCTGGTTTGCGTTGTGAAGACCCAAGTCTTGCACAACAGCATATGAAAGATGAATGTGACATTAATGTCATCATTGATCGTTTTGGTGTTACTGGGCAGATTCCCCAGTCACCTGTATCGCCTTCATACGGCGATTTTAGCGGTGTAACCGATTACCATAGTGCGTTGAATCAAATTAACGCCACTATGGATGATTTTATGGCCTTGCCAGCGCAATTGCGCGTTAGGTTTGACCATGATCCTGTCAAACTTCTTCAATTTTTGGAAAATGAAGAGAATCGCTCTGAAGCGATTCAATTGGGTCTTATTGATGGAAAGCCTGTGGCTGAACCCATCGTTTCTTCAGAAACACCTAAGGCTGCGGAGTGAAACTTCGCAGCCAGCACAGTTACTCTACTTGATGTAACTGTGCTAGGTGACACCAACTAGCTACTTTAACCCACTACGGAGTGCAATATGTTAAGAAGAAAGTCTGTAAATAAATATAAGTCTGCTAAATCGTTTCGTAAGCAAACGACTAAGACTAAGTCTATTAATATGAGAAGTATGCCTCAACGAGGCGGTTTTAGACTTTAATGGCATGCTATAAGCCCTTAACGGCTTATCAATGCAGTGACAAGTCTATAATTTGGCGTGAAATACCAGGGGCGGATGTAATCCGTACCCTATCATTGCCGTGTGGTCAGTGTGTTGGTTGTCGCCTTGAACGCTCACGTCAGTGGGCGATTCGTTGTATGCATGAGGCACAAATGCATACGAGTAATTGTTTTATTACGTTGACATATGCTCCAGAGCATTGTCCTAAGGATATGTCTTTACATTATGAAGACTATCAGCTTTTTATGAAGCGGTTGCGTAAGCGTTTTACTGGAAAAACGATACGCTTTTATATGGCAGGTGAATATGGTGAATCCTTTGATCGTCCTCATTTCCATGCTTGTTTGTTTGGTCTTGATTTTTCGGATAAGAAAGTATTTAAGAGAACGCAGACTGGCTCTATCCTCTATACGTCAGAGATTTTGGAAGAATTGTGGCCGTTTGGCTATTCTACAATTGGTGATGTTAACTTTGAGTCTGCTGCTTATGTTGCAAGATATATTATGAAGAAGATTAATGGGGTTACTGTCAATGAAAACCACGAAGTGGTTGATGCGGGTGCCCATTATCAGTATTGTGATTTAGAGACTGGTGAGTTAATTCAGCGTAAGCCTGAGTTTAATAAGATGTCTCTTAAGCCTGGCATTGGTCAGGCTTGGTTGGATAAGTTCATGTCAGATGTGTATACGAATGACCATGTTGTGGTGCGTGGCAGAAAGTGCCGTCCACCACGTTTTTATGATAATAAGTTTAAGTTGAAGTTTCCGGATCAGTTTGATATGATCCAGTTTGCTCGAGAGATGGATGGTCGCTCTCGGCATGAAGATAACACGCTTGAGCGTCTTGCCGTTAAGGAAAAAGTCGCGTTGGCTAAGTTATCGTTATTAAAACGTACTATTTAAGGAGTTTTTATGAAGATGGTTATTGTTTCTATTAAAGATACAGCTGCGGATGCTTTTGGTCGTCCAGCTTTTGTTGCTACAGAGGGTGTAGCTCTACGTCAGTTTCAGGATGAAGTAAATCGTGCTTCTGATGATAATCAGTTATATAAGCATTCTCAGGATTTTCATTTGTATTATTTAGGTTTGTTTGATGATGCTAACGGGGTTTTTGATCTACTGGAAACCCCTAAGTTAATAACTCGTGGAAACGATGTTATGATCAAGGAAACTGTTTAAGGTTTTTTATATACCGTATCACTCGAAAGAGTGGTACGGAATTTCGGGAGATAGTTATGCATCGTAATAAGTCAGTTTCTACCCATACATTTGCTATGGTTCCTAAGGCGGATATTCCGCGTTCTAGTTTTGATACTCAATATGCCCATAAGACTACATTTGATGCTGGCTATTTAGTTCCTATTTATTGTGATGAAGTATTGCCTGGCGATACTCATCGTGTAAAGATGACTGCGTTTGCTCGATTGGCAACGCCATTGTTTCCAGTCATGGACAATTTGCATCTTGATACATTTTTCTTTTTTGTACCAAACAGATTAGTTTGGGACAATTGGGTTAAGTTTATGGGTGAGCAAGCGAACCCAGGAGATTCTATTTCTTATGTTGTTCCTACTATTACATCTACCGCTGGCGGTTATGCTGTTGGTTCATTATTCGACCATTTAGGTTTACCAACTGCTGGTCAGATTACTGGTTCTAATACGGTTACGCATAATGCGTTACCTTTACGAGCTTATAATTTGATTTATAACGAGTGGTTCAGAGACGAGAATTTACAAAATTCTGTTACTGTTCGTACAGGGGATTCAGGGGATGTTCCCTCTGATTACACGATGTTACGTCGTGGTAAGCGCAAAGATTATTTTACTGGCGCATTGCCTTGGCCTCAGAAGGGTGCTTCTGTTTCATTACCTCTTGGTACTACCGCTC